TGATGGTACAGTTTATACTGTAAGCTTGATCACTGATGATCATAACTTCTTCTTACCAAAACAATTTACACGCCCAGGCGAACAATGGAAAAAAATTGGTACATCTTATTCTGAAGCTCGTATCGGTGCTGGTTCTACATCTTCGGGTGATATGCCTCACTTCGTTATGCGCTCTTGGTTAACTAAGATGGCTAAATCTTACCGTATCACTGGTGATGCAGCTGCTGCTAAATTAGTAGTTAAACCTTATCTTGAAGTTGAAGGTGGTAAATACCAACAAGCTTCTAGCGATATGTGGTTTACTGTTCAAGAAGCTATTGCTGAACGCGAATGGAAACAAGAAAAAGAAATGATGGCTATGTACTCTCGTTCAACTCGTTCGTTGATTGATGAGCAAACTGGTCTTCCTGTTAAACAAGGTCCTGGTCTACAAGAATTGTTGGAAGAAGGTAATATTCAATATTACAACAAATTCAGCATCAACTTGGAACTGTTTAGGACCACGTGGAATAAGGATATCACCAACACGGAAATAGTCACAATCTAATTTAATTTTAAATTTAGACTGGCCTTTACCTAAAAATAAATTATCTACTTCATAGTCTTCTAATACGATAGCTGGACGATATCCAATACCATATAATTTCCATTCCCATTCTGAAGTATCAATCATTTTTACTTTACCTTTACCTTTGGTCATATCCGTAAGTGGAGTAAGATTACGAGATAAAGATTTTGTTGTGCATACAAATTGCATAGCATCTTCACCTAATTTTGTAGGTTTGATATATGCGTTATATGCTAAATGGTTTTCCATTGTGTAATTTGCCCAAGAAGTTTTTGGGTCGTTTTGCTTATAAAGCTCAAACTTCGATTTTCTAAATTGCATAATTTGTTTAGTTTACTAATTTTACTATTTTTTTAGGCTGTATTGTCTTTTCCAAACTTTGTTTTAACGTACTAGTTGCAGCTTGACGCTGTTGCTTTTGTACATCCTTAATTGTATAATTACTAAATTCTAGATATGCTAGTAACAACTCATGCTCTCGTCTAGCCGCGTCCGATGCATTACGTTCTAACAATCGTTTTTGGTATGGAGTGACTTTATATACAGTGTCCTCGTATTTAAATGTGTCTGTAGCATCAAAGTAAAATTTCTCGAATGCTTTGTTATTATCAATAGGAACTCCGTTTAATTGCTTAGCAGTACTAATTAATCTGCGACGTTCTTGCAAATCAATTTGTTCTTGCTGCTTACGTTGTTCTGCTTCACGTTCTTGTTGTTCAGTAATAGTTTTAATTTGCTGAGATTTATTCTCTTTAAACCACTCTCTAGCAGCTTCAGCTTCTTCTTCTAATTCTTCTAAAGCTTCAACTCTATCTACAAGCTTTTCAATTTTATCATCATTAAACTTAGTTGTAGACTTCAAATACAGAGTGTAAACATCACGATCATTATCTTCATCAAATGATGGTCCGTTTAAAGTTTCAATAAACTTCTCTGGTTTACCACCAGCAGATACGTATTGTAAGAATCCGCTAACTACTGGATTATGAAGCTGGTATTGCTCTAATACTTTATCTTTAGCAGATTCAGCAATTATTGCTCTAAACTCATCTTCATCTCCACTCCAATCATCTGGAAAATCAGCAATACCTTTTTCTGTAAAGTCTTTAGCCAGAATCTTAAATGTGTTATCATCACCCTCTTCAAATTCAGGGTTAAACTCTGTGATAGAACTATCTAATTTTCTAGCACTGCCGAGAACATCTTCGTCCTCTTCTTCTTCATCTACAGGAGCTTCTTCTACTACTTCAGCTCCTTTTAGTATATCATCAGTAGTTTCTATGATGTCTATACCATCACCCTCAATCAATGACCAAGAGCTATCTAATTTTTGTAATCCTTCCATGTTGTGCTGTGTTGTGGTTTACTTTTTATTTTTGGTTTTTATTTTATTCTGTTTTTCATTTACTACTTTGCCGTCTTCTGTTTGGCACGTGTGTTAGCTTCCTTGTCTTTGATTTCTAATTCCTTTAACTTAATTTGACGGTCACGTTCTTCTGATACATTATTCTCAACTAGCTCACGTTCTCTTAGGCTCATCTCTTGTTGTTTAATGCGAGCATCATGTGTGAACTTGGATATCTCTAACATATCAGGAATTAAGTTCTGGTTAACATCAGTATCTTGTGCAAAGCCCATACCTTTAATCATAGCTTCTTTTAATCTGAAGTCACGATCTAATTGATTTTGTTCAGCCTGCCAATCTTGTTGCTCTTTGGCTAATTTGGCCTGAGCTTCAATTTGTGCCTGAACTTGCTGTTGCTGAGCTTGTTGTTGAGCCTGCTGCTGCTGCATCATCTCTTGATGTTGAAGCTCACTTAGACGTTTAATAGTTGCAGGATTTTTAGCAGTAAGTACTTCCATAACGTATCTGAAGTCTCCATTACTATTCTGTATAAGTGGCTGCACCAAAGATTTAAGTTGCTGAATAGACTGGAAGTCTTCAGCTGAATTAGTCAAGAATACCCCGAACTCAGACATCGCTAAGTTATTTGGGTCCATATTGAAAGACACTTTTTCTAATTCATCAACAATATACGTCAATACAAACGGCTCTTTATCTTTATACGCTATCTTCGCTTGTTCTACAATAGCAGTGCACACAACTTCTTTTAGTTTATTGTGCATCAAGAAGAAGTATTCTGTTATATTAGAAGACTGTATCAATTTCTGCTGATTGTTACCAACTGTCTCATACGGAGTAGCTGTACCTAGTCTATTTTCATTTGAGCCTACAGCCTTCAGACAACGCTGTTCTATGAAATTCAATAATTCAATATACTTAGCAATATCTGCAGAGTTAGACATATCGATAGATTTCCAATACTGTGGATCACTGCCCATCATATTTTCAGCGTTAGGATTTATCAAACCTATTTTGTTAGTAAGCAGGTAATACAACCATTTCTCTGGTCCAATATCACTTGGTATCTGAGATGCCAAACCTATCATTACTTTACCATAATCTTTAGCAATAGCTTCTTTAAGTCTGTACCAAATAATATCATAATAAATCTGCCATTCTAAACCACGTCCAAGTAATGAAGTGGGTGTACTGTTATTGCTATCATAAGTTAAACCATAGAAACAGCCTTTAACGTTGTACGGATCTTCAATATTACGATACTGATTTTTCAATGGTTGCATCTTAATATAAAGCTCTGTTCCTATTTTGGTAGTTTCCCACCATTCTGGTACCCAAGCTACTTGCTGTGCTAAATCAAATTCTGGATTAAAGATATAAGATTCATCTACAACAACTTCTATTGGCTCACCTTCTGGATCTTCTGGATTAGTAGTAGTTAAGAATATAACTTTCTTCATTGACTTCCATACAATATGTGCAACTCTGAACTTTAAGTTCTTAATTGGAATATCCTCGTATGAAATATTTGAAGCAACTAATTCCATTGTATTAACATCTGCAATCATCTTGATACCTAAAGCATCAATAGCTGTAAGACCTTGCGAAGTTAAACTTTTACCAGACAATATTTCATCAAGTTTTAATCTATCTTCTTCAGTCATTTCATGTCCAAATTCATCGTACACTTCATAAAGATTTAATACACGCTCATGTACACATGCCTCTGAGTCTTGTATCCATTCTGAATCCTTAGACTTAATGTAAAAGAAATTCATAGGGTTAACACGCTGTACTATAGGCTTATTGCGTATACTAGTAATATAATAAATCTCATGTGCAGATATAATAGCATCTTCCCAACCTTTGTTGAACTTAATTGCCATATCTTGCTCTTTGATAAGATATGTTAATAAGTGTTGTGCTAAAGTTTCTTCAGGCAGCTTATTAGCTTCGCTAAGTAATTCTTTAAGCTTGGGCGGAGTCTGTTCTTCAAGAGCCTGTTGATACTGCTGATGTAGCTTTTCATCTTTTTCATGTCCTGGCATCTCTTGTTCCAACTGTTGTTGAACGCCTGCCATGATTTCGTCATAAACAAACTTCTTGTATGCCTCAGTAATCTTTGTACGTTTCTCAGACAAGCTGTCTGTGTTAATTGCAATTGCCGTCATTGCTAACGGGCGCTTGATTTCTTCTCCAATAAGTTCACGTAACGGTAATGATAAAATATCAATATGCTCTATTTGAGAAAAATCGCTGCCTTGTAAGTTAAATGGATTAGCCACATTCTTATACTGAGCAGTGTCAAATTTACCATGAAACAAGTCATAGTATTCTTTTATTTTTCTCTTATTTTCAAAAGACATCATCGAATGTCCATCGTAGTAATCTGCTTTAGCTTTAGCCCAAGCATAATTATTAGCAATCTTCTTCTTATACGATATCCTGTCTCTCAGTTCATACGGAGCTTTATTATTACCATTATGCAAACCAGTTAGAAATTTAGCCGATTCTGTAAATTCTCCCACTGTTGTATTTATTTAATTTGATGTTTGTTTTTCATTTTCTTTTTTTCTGTTTTTTTGTTTTTTCTTTACAAAAATTTGTTTTGGTTATGATACCTGTAATACGAGTTATCGAATATTGTGTATATGGTTTTCTTTTCTTCAACTTCTGTAAATTCTTCTTTAGGTTTCAATTCTTTATTCTCTTCATACCACAACATTAGCAACAATAAAGCTGAAACTCTATCCGTATTTATAACCCTGTTATAGCTTAGTAGTTCTTGTAAGAGTGGTTTGTCATAAATATAGTTAATGTTACGGTATGTTTTCACTATGTTGCCCAGTTCATCATACTCATTATCCCGTTCCTTTAATAGCCATCTAATTAGGTATTGCTCAGCCTGGATAATCAAGTCTTCAGTCATCTTGATACCCACGTTATACCTTTGTTTTATATTAGGATTAATCTTCCCAATAGTAGTCATCGGTGTAGGTGCAAGTAAGCCTAAGCGTTTAGTTTCAATACAATATTTATAACATCCATTTAAGTTCATCTCAACCATCAACTTAGCGTTGTAGTACAACGACATCTTGATAGCCATTTCATGAAGCATGTCTACATTAGGCAATCTACCTACGTAATGAGCCACAAGCATATCATGCACACCATCAAATTTCTGTACTGCTTTATGTACATAAATTGCAGCTAAGGATACACCTTTACTCATCTTCTCAATATTATCATCTCGTACAGGGTCGTATGTAACCTTATATAAATGTACTGGAATAACTTCTGGTGGATGTTCATAAATAGTTAAACAACCTTGTATGCTAGCTCCATCACGAATTGGAAATTCTTCAATTTGTTTAAGTTGGTGCTTAGTATCTGGTATAAATTTAACTCCATAAGTCTCCTGTGGATCATAAACAATTTCACCAGTGCTAGTAAATTTTTCTATTTTATTCTTATTAGCTTCAAGATATCTAAGTTGAGCTTGAATCTCTTCTTGAGGAAATAGCGTACCTCTGGCATTTATAAACATATCAGATGGAACCCTAGGATAATTCATTTTATCCATTGCTAGCGCATCATGCTTTTTGCCCTTTCTGCGGTTCTCAATTCTTTCTGTAGCTAGCTCCCAAATAGTATTTCCGTTATCATCTTTTAAATCTCGGTATGTGTATTCTACTGGAATAAACAAACCAGTTTTACCTGAATGTTCCCAAGTATCCTCAAAGCCAAGCATATTATATTCACCAGGTCGGTAGAACATATACTGTGATTCTACTACTTTATCAATATTACCACCTGTACCTAAGTACCATGCCATACCAAATTTACGTCCTTCAGTTATCTGTACAGCCTCATTTGATCCGTGTACAGCCTTAACATTAGGTAATAAACCTACTTCATCAATTGCAATCATTGTACATCTATAACCAGCTAAAGCTTCAGGATTATTGACAGTCATTACTTCATGTACAACTGTAGAGCCAGAACCTTTTTGTCCCCAGTTACCGCCTTCTTTGACATCGTATTTATGTACTAGCTTGCTGCCTGCATTAGTAGTACCAGCTAGATTTTTCCATAATGGTGAAGGTTCGCTCTCACTTCCCGAACCAAATTTTCCAGGTAAGTCATTAATAATTGATACTACCATACGCATTAAATTCTCAGACTTATCTGCTTTGTATGCTCCAACACCAACAGTAATAACAGGTGGATTCTTAAGATACTCTAAATCATACTGCTTAGCTCCATCAAATAATATCTCAGCTGCAATAGCAGCAGCTACTGTGTAAGACTTACCTGTTCCCCTTGAACCTAAAATGAATAAATTCTGTGCTTGACTTTCATACAAAGCTTTGCCTAATGGCAAAGTATATTTAGCTTTAATTGCATCCAGTGGATCAACGTAAGGCTTGAATCTGTACATTCTGCTTGTACTACTGTTTAAATAATCAGCTCCTTTTTCCCTTCCGTCTTTGTTGAAGCAGGCATCAGATAAAAAGTATCTACGTTTCAATGTATCTACCTCATCTACTGTGAATCTTTGATTAGTAATATCAAATTCTTTATTTCCAGTACTACGTTTCATGTCTTTGGCATATGATAAAACGCCCATGTGGCATGTAAAATCCGCTAGTTCAAAACCAGAGAACCCTCTACATACCGCATAAGCGCTAAATACAATCCATTCTACATCGTCTATCCTTGCTCTAACCTTTCTAGTAACATTATATTTATGATCAGTTTGCTTAATTAAAGCCATACTACCATAAAAATACAAGGTGGGCATTGCCCACCTGTATCCTTGCTCTGTATCGTTAATAGGATTTTTACTGTCCCAGAACCAGTACCCCTCAATGCATCTCCTTTTTTGTTCTTTCCAATATTCGTGATAAGCTCTTGTACTTGGATGATGAGTAGGATGCGCCTCTGGTATTAAGTTTTTTAGATTCTCTATTTTTGGGTACATTCTTATTTATTTTAAATCTCGCCACGTTCACTAGCACTCTCTCTGCGTTGACCTTTGGTTTCAGCTTTATTATCTTCTTCTTTAACCATACGTTCAGCACGTTCATAGTCTTGCCACAGCTTGTACATACTAGCTAACATCTTTTCTTTCTTATCTGCTTCAGTATCTATGTCATACTTTAAAGTTCGTATGTAAGCTTCACGCTCTTCTAATTGATCTTTCCAGAATGCTAGCCTTTTATGTACATAACTGCTGACATGTTTATCGTATGCTGAGTACAAAGTTTCAATTTCTTTCCAATCACCATCATAATACGTTACAGTTAGTTCAGCAATCTTATCTGCTACACTCATATTCCTGAGTTTATTTAAGCTAGTCTGATCACGTAACATGAATAAACACCACATCATTTTAGAGCTGTTTGTTTTCTGTTTACTTTTATCTTGATCATATTTCTCTTTAAACTCAGGAATAGTTAATGCAGCTGGATTCTGTTGCCAGAAGTTACTTTCTATATCAGAGTTACTTACAAGGTTGTGCTCCATTTGCTTTTATGTTAACATTTTTTGCTGTGCATTTAAGTGGACTTTCCATATACTCTTCTTCAACTTTAAACTTCAAGCTTCTACCATCATAATCAAATTTAGCTTTTAGTTCTTCAATACCTAAGCAGAACTCTATGTATTTTAGAGCATCAGCTTTAGTGCTATTTTGGAAGATAGTTACCAATTCCCATTGAGCGTTTTTCTTAGCTAAACTAGCTGCATCAGTTATTCCTGTAACATCTTTCTGAAATATCTTGTATATGATTTGCATTTTGTTTTTGTTTTTGTTTATTAGTTTCTTTTCTCTTTTCTTACTACTTCTGAATTTTAAACATCTTGTTTACAGTAGCTTTCAAGGTTAATACTTGCTTAGAACCATCATTAAATGTTGCTGTAACTGTACGACTAGTAAGGGATTCAATTTCTTTTACTGCTGAATAATCAGAGCCGATAGTCCACACACCACTAATGGTGCTACCTTTAGTTAATGCACTTGTGCAGCCACAAGAAGTTTTAACATCAGTAATTTTCTTTGTGCCTAGGTAATTAAATTCATATTTTTGTTTACTGCCAGGTGCTACTATTCCCATATCAATTACTGTTCTATCCCATTCTAATACTATTAAAACTGGTGGGTTTTGTGGTGCTGATGGAGTTTCTTGTATTACTGGTGGTGTTGCTATTGTCGCTGTTGCATCAGGAGCAGGCAGTTTTATTTCTACCACATTCTTCTGTGCTTCTACTATATTAATTTTTGGAGTTGTCATTTTTATGCTTGTGTTAGTGATTGTATTGTTTTAAATTCTATCCATTCGTCTTTAGAATTAATTGCTTCATAGCATGGAGGTGTGGCTGAACAGCCTTTATCTGCATAGAATAATTCTGGTATAGTGCATCCACAATGTTTACAGCTACCATGATTTAAACATTCAGGCGACTTGATAGCTACTTGTTCTTCTCTATACTTAGCCCTTTCTTCCACCCAACGAAAGTGTTCATTGTACAAAGTTACTGTCCAAGAACGGAAGTAGCCAAGCACAAAGGCTTTGATATTGGCAGGAGTAATATCCTTCCATGTTAGTTTACTATAATCCATTTTGTGTTTCTATTGGTTTTGTTTCTATTGGCTTTGTTTCCGCTTCCACTTCTTGTTTTTCTATTTGTGCTTCTGTCTCTTCTACTTCAGTTGCGCCTATAATATCATCAAGGATATCTTGTATCAAGTATACTCTAGTATAGGTTAAGTTTTCTTTCTTTGGTGTAATTTCAACTTCTACTCCATCTACATCTACTGTGGTTGTATGGTCGTTTTCTTCATTATACTCCACATTTCCAATTTGATCTTCTGGGTATACACATAAAATGTAGCTTGGAGATGGATAAATCATTTGTGCTATTTTAGCTGGATCCCAATTTGCTGCATCAGTATCTGGATTTTCTTCTGTAGTGAAGTATGCTATGCATTCTGCAAATGTAGATAGTACACCTATCTGATCATCGTTGAATATTAGCTTGTTGTACTGTACATCTTCCTTGCTTTTCTGCTCTGTTTGCCCTGTTAACCAGTTCATAACTACATCAATAACGCTGCGTGAGTACTCTGTTACTGGAATAGCTAAAGCTAAGTCTATATCGTTTTCCATTTAGTTTGTTTGTGATTGTTTTATTCTTCCGTGAACTGTTTATCTTCTACTATTTCATTACATTTAGATATGTAACGATCTATTTCTCTTTTAAAGCCACTTTCTAGGTCTTCTTCTCTGATCCTAAGTCCACAGCTTATAGTTGTGTTTTTGAAATACGCCATTGTTATAAACTCGTATTTGCTAGAGCCAGAAGTTTCTTTGCAGTACTGCACTAAAATTCTTGTGCCATGTTCTGGATGTATGTAGTTATATTTATTGCAACTAGCCTCTTTATCCCTCCAATTTATAACTACCGTACCTTCTTCTGTTTTCTTTAGTTCGTATCCAGCATTAACTAACTTAGCTTTAATTATTTCTGTACCTTCTTCGCATTGTTTTAAAGTCATAGTTTGTGTTCTTTTTATTTGTGGTTATGCTCTAGCTTCAATTGTAACTATAGCAGCTGTAGCTGATGTTACGTATGCAATAATCTTTTGATAAACTTTTAATTGTTCTGGTGTTAAGTCTGCATCATTAATAGCTTAATTAAGAACTACGATAGTAGAGTTTAATACATTAGCTACAGTTACTGCTGGCTTTTGTCCTTGTTTAGTAAGCTTGATTTGATCTGAAATATTTGCAGTAGCTTTTAAAGCTGCAGGCAATAAGTTTATTAATTCTCCTAAGTCTAGTCCACGTGTAGCTTCCATTTTATTTACTGCTTCCATTTTATTTATTTGTTCCATCTTGTTTATTAAGTCTGTCTTATACTTGTTTATTAAACCCATTTTAAATCTTAATTGCTTTAAGAAGATTGTCTAGATGGTTTGTATCCATTATTTTGGATATCTCTTGTATATATTCACATTTAACACTTTCAAAGTTATTATCGTTTTCAAGTATTAAGCTAATTTCATGTCTGTATCCAGGTGCTTTAACTATATGATTTTCATAATCAATGGTTGCTTGTATGGTGTAATTATCACCTTCATAGATATAAGATTTAATTTCTGTAGCTTCACTGTTAATGTTGTCTACTAAAGTAAATCCATTTAGCTTTAACCAAGCTATTAGGTGTTTAAATATCTTTTGTACAATCTCGCTCCTACGTGTATTAACGGTTATGATTGGCTCCATTGCTATTTTTTTTATTTTGCCTTTTTATTTTTTCTACTTAAGCTCTAATTGAAAATGTGGGAAATCTAAGAATGAATGATCTTTTGTGAATGTATCAGCATCCCAATCTATTCCACTAACTAATTTATAAGGAGTTGCTTCAAGAATTGGATGTGCAGTGGCTAGGACATAGCCGATGAAGATTGCTAGCCTGTATTTGTCATTCCAATTTATTGGATACGGCACAGCATCTACAGCCATAGAAGGGTTAGAGTTATGTTTGCTGTTAGGATATTTTACTTGTGTAAGTCCTTCATTAAAATACTTATTCTGAGTAGCCTCATCTCTAGTACCTTCAAGAATAGTGTGATCAAATGTTTTACTTACTTCAGTAAATATCTGTATTAACAAAGGATGACATGTGTTAAGCTTGCTCTGGCTCTGTTTGGAGTACATTTGATTTTTAGTTTTCTACTTTGTTTTGGTCTAGTTGCTCTATTATTAGAGTATCTATATCGTGTTTGTATTTAATTATACCTTGAGGTACTAGAAATAAAAATTCATAACTTGGTTCTAGCTTATTTGGTATAAACATATAGTGCAGGATCTTACCTAGTGGGAGATACCCGCCTTTTGGTCTGCCGTCAGACGTAAATCCCTTTTCTGTTATTGGTGTACCTTCAACAAGTGAATCATCAAATGATATGATATCACCTACCTTGTGTTTATGAAGCGTGTTAGTATCAAGATTGTAGTTATCAATAATTGCTTCATCTGGTACCATCACAACTTTAGCGTAGTTGTAGGGTGTCTTCATTGGTCCTTGGCTGTTCTGAAGCTGAATTTTTAAATCCTGGAACTCTGAATAAGTAAATAACTCTACTAGAACATCTTTAGGGTTTAGTAGGCTGATTGGATAAGTCTTTGAGGGCTGCTGTATCCAATCTGAGAGCGTCTGACGTAAGTCGTTTGTGTTTAACTGCATTTAAATTTGATAATTTACATTCGTATAAATCTAACCAATCTTCTAAGGTGTTTAGCCTTTTATCGTACTCTTCATCACTCATATACTTAGGCTGTATTCTCACTTTGTCTGTTTTATTGTACTTAATTTTCCTAAATAAATATTCAATTTTCACTTCAAACTTACCAAAATACTTCAGTCTTACAGTAGGACAATCAGCTCTTTGCAGGTTAGCTCTAGTAATTTGAAACAAATGTTTAATAATTTCCTCACTAGTAACTTTATGCTTCTGGAGCCTCTGTTGAAACTTCTTGTCCAACTGTTGGTACAGTGTGATCATGCCTTTTTAAATTAATATTAATGTTTAGCTCAGTAACATCTTCAGCTAAATATAAAACTGGGTTTATTATCAACTGCCTTTTACTCTTTGTAGTATACAGTAATCCTTGCTTCATGGCAATATTACGTAAGAATGTGTTCAGAGTATTCATTTCCTCAACATTAGTTAATTCCATAATCCTCCATTTCAAAGTTTTAGTAATAGGTTCATTAGGACCTAGATTCTGACATAGCTCAACTAAAATCTTACGTTCCTTTTCAGTAAATGCTTCAGGAAAGAGAGCTTGCATTATTAAAATATTAAATTCTAGCATCTGTTTCCTAGAATACGTAATATCAGTTCTTGGAAATCTACGTTTAATTTGCATTGTATTGTGTGTTTTGCTTGTGTTATGTTAGCTTCAAAAATTGAAAATTTCCGATAAATATATTGTATAACAAGTTGTCTTTATTATATATATACTTTAGTATATATATAGAGAATAATCTTTATTCAATTTTCTTTCTTTTTTTGCTTCTTTTTTTCTTTCTTTTAGTTTGTTTTTTGTTGCCTGATTTTTTCCCAAGATTCAAGGTAATGCAAATATACAACAAAGTTTTGCTAAATGCAAGCTCTCTTTCCTGAAGCATTTACTGAAAAGGAACGTAAGATTTTAGTTGAGCTATGTCAGAATCTAGGTCCTAATGAACCTATTACTAAAACTTTGAAATGTAGGAT